TTTCAACGCTGGAGCGTTTGGGTGCAACGCACGAACCGCCTCCATAAAAGATCCAAACAATCCTTTGGTAGATGATGTCGGAGAATAGCCTGCAAGTTCACCAACCGTTTTAAGACTTGCATCAACTTTTGTTACTCCTGCTGCACCACCAACCATTTTAGTTGTTAAACCTTTTTGTTCGTTCACCTCTTTTCGTGCTTCAGCAATAGCCAACAATGATTTTGCTTCCTCAAATTGTGCAGCAGCCAAATCTCGTGACGCTTTCGCTTCATCCTCTTTCGCTTTTGTTACAGCCCGTTCTGCTTCAGCCAAAGCAAACTTTGCTTCCTCAACTTCCTTAACTGCTTCACCTTCAGCAGTCAATGATTCAGCGATTTTTACTAACGCTTCTTGTTCTGCCGTGCGTGCGTCAGTAACAGCAATGATTGCTTCTGCTTCTGCTGCTTTCTTTTCATTTAGTTCTGCTAACAAATCTTTGTAAATGACGCTGTCCTTTTTAACGCCATTCAACACTTGATCGTAAAGTGTTGTTGCTTCGGTAACAGAAATCTGACTGTCCTCTTGATCGATTTGTGATTCTGTCAAAGCAAGTTTTGCTTCAGCCAAATTGATTTCTGCTTCACGAATCATTTGTGTTGTGCTTAATTCATCTGCTCTAACTGCAATCAAATCTGCTTCTGCTTCAGCCAAATCAAACACGGCTTTTTCTGTGTCGTAGCCAGATTTTTCTGCGTCACGCTGCGCTTCAGTCAAATCACGCTGCGCCTGCTTGCCTTGTTTGCTACCAGCACCATAACCTTTCACGGCTGCATCTAAAGCATCTTGTGCTTTCTTTGTGCCGTTCGTGGCTTTAGTTAAATTGGTTTGCGCTTTTGCTGTGTCATCAATACTCTTTTGATAATCAGTTCTTGCGTTCGCTGTATCGGTTTGTGCTTTAGCAACATTGTCAATCGCTTTCGTTACATCATTAGTGGCTTTCGTTACCCCTCTTTGTGCTACTTCAATTTTGTATGTTGCATCTGTCAAAGATGTTTGTGCGTCTTTAACGCCTTGTGTTGCATCTGCCAAAGATTTGTTTGCATCAACGGCTTTCAATACTGCGTCACGATATGACTTGATGGTTTCTGCCAAAGTTTTTACAGCAGTCGCAGCACCAGTCGCATTGTCCTCCTCATCATCTTCACCTGAACCAGTAAAACTTCCCTTGCCTGCCAACTTGTCTGCTTCCCTGATTAACTGTTGAACAGATTTGCCAGTCAAATCAATTTGGCTTTTTGCGCCTGATGCTGCTGTAGATAAACGCCCGAAAGAAACTTCACCAAGTTTGCCGATCTTAGGAATATCGATACCAAGTTTTCCAAGAAATCCACTTACTGAATTGATTGCGCCAGTAAAAAGATTGATACCTTTAACCCAAGTATTTACCATGAACTCGATGTAACCGATAATTGCGTTGATAACAAAATTGACAACTTTTCTAAATCCTTCAAACTTGATATAAGCAGCCACAACAGCCACACCAATAGCAATAAATGCTGCTACAGCAATACCAATCGGATTCTTAAACAACGCCACATTAAACAAGTTTTGTGCAATAGCAGCAGCAATCGCAATCAACCTGAACGCTGCAAACAACGAGATCAAAACAAGAAGCGTATTACCAAACTTGCCCATATCAGTAGTCACATTAAGAATGCCTTGACCCAAAAACTTTAAGCCACCACCAATACCTTCTTCACCAAACTTTTCTTCAACTTTCGTAGCGTAAGGAACAACGGTGTTCACCATGAAGTCTGCCAACTTCTCAAAAATTGGCAACAACAAATTACCGATCACATCTCGTATGTGTCCAAACGCCATCGAAATCTTGAAAGTATCTGTGACGGTTGCAGCAGCCGTACCACCAACCTGAACTTCAATCGCCTTTAACAAAGTATCTTGCGCTTCAAGCATTTTGCCTGACTCAACAAGTACCTTGATCTTTTCTTTTTCCTGTGCTGTGAAAGTCACGCCAGAACGGGCAAGCGCAGTAATACCCTTGATAGGGTCATTCAACGCTTTACCTAACTGTGTGGCGTTCTGTGATGCTTCACCGAAACCTGCTGCACCTAAATCGATTGCTGCGACTGTCGCACGATCAAACGCACCACCAACATCGCCAGCCGTTACAGCCAACTCTTTAAAGGTTAAAAGTTTTGCTTGCGTCAGTTTGATTGTTTCAGCCGTTACACCTAATTCATATTCTTGTGCGTCAGCAAGAGTTATCAAACGAGCTGCGACTGCTGCTGATTGTTCACCGAACAAACCCATTGAGATTGCTACTTGGCGCAATCTTTGATCTGCTTGGTTTGCTAACTCTGCACCTTTGACCATGTGTAATGCTGCTAAACCTAAACCTGCTGCAAGCAATCCACCATACTTAGCAATGTTTTTCATGCCGTTGGTCATCGCTTTGTCCATCGTGCGCAAACCGAAAGTTGCACGATTCCCTGCGCCATCTAATTTTTTGAAATCAGATATCGCCTTGCTTATGCCTTTGCTATCAAAAGAGGAAACAATGTTTACACCTAAAGCCATAATTTATGCTGCTCTCTGAATATGATCTTGCACAACTTTGTTCAATTTTTCTATTGACTTCGAAATGGACTCTTGGATCATGCCCATATTTTTTTGTGTTTCAGGGAACATAACACGGCTGCGAGTTTTGCCTTTAGCACTTTTGGTTGAATAGGGCTTATCTAGATTCGATACAAAACGCATACCTGCTTTAGTGCTGGCTTTACTTCCTGCGCTGTCATAGATTTGTGCGCCACCATCCAACTGTTGCAAACGCAGCAACCCAACACGATTGCCTCTAGTGGAAGTGGAAATTGTTGGCTTGACTTTTGATTTGGCTTTACTACCTACATATGGTGGAAACTTCACAGCACCTTTTCGTTCATTGGTGGTATGCCAGTTGCTCACCCTACGGAACGGTGTATCAGGGAACTTTGCGCCAACCTTTGTTGCTAATGGTGTAGCCACATTTTTTAGGTCTTTGATAATCGTGTCGTACATTGAACGATCATATTTGCGCAACTCTGCAACAGCCTTTTGCACACCATAAACTTCAAAACGGATTGTCATAACCTGCGATACTACTATTACTTTCTTTGCGCCTGTCTATGAGCGTTGCGCAGAAAAGCGTACATCGTGTTCAGCATTTCTTCTGACTCTTGCATCAATACTGCTGGCGCAATATGAAACTCGTATGCAAGGTGAATGATTAGCCAATGGGCTGAATCGTCACCGAAGGTTCTAAAGGGATTTCACTTTCCTCTTGTGGCGAAACATTTGCTACAGAACGAATCCAATCAGGATCGAACTTGCTTTTAGTTTTTCCACGATGCGTAAGTGCAGACCAAGCCAACCATGCAAGATCAGTAAGGCGCAGCTCTTTTTCAAACGCAACAACGCTGCGTGACCAAGTGCGTTCAAAGCCAACGAAGTCGGCAAAGACTGCTTCTACATCCTCTTTTGTGCCGTCTAGGTATTCAACTGTTAAAGCAATTTTCATTGCGTTCTCCTTCTAACTGTTTTGATTTATAGATTATGCAGTTGTCTTAACCAATGTTCCACCTGTGAACGAAAGTGAACTCATCATGAGTTCTCCAACGCCACCTGCTATTGGTGTGTGTGCTGCGAGATAGCAATCTGTGAGCGTGTAAGTCGGGTTCGTTACGGAAACTACGCCTGAGTCTGCACGCAAGATCAAAGTTGTTTGAGTGCCAACCAAAGGAAAAACAGTTGCTTCCGTAAGTGATGCTGCGAAGTCTTGCAACATTTCAATCTCTACAGAGTTGTTTTGCAACCCACCCGAAAACTTGTGTGAAGCACCACCAAATGCGGTTACCTCTACCGAATCAATTTCGTAATTCAGAGTTACTGAATTAGATTTTGTGGACAGATCAACTGCGTTAATTGTTACAAGTGCGTTGGTCAAAACTTTTACAGCCATGATTTATTTTTCCGTTTCTTTCAGTTCCGTTTTGGAAACTCTAACACTTACTTCAGCCAAGTGTCCACCATCAACAAGCGCAGACACATTCATTCCTTCAAGTTGATCATCGCTTACAGTATCGCCCTGTTTGCCAAGAGTGCAGTTTTCGCTTAATACTCTGTATGTTGTCATCGTGTTCCTAACCGTGAACTTGAACTGTGAATTGTATTTGTAAAAACTCTGCATCAGCAGCATTCACGCTGGAGATGTCTGCTGCTGATGATACCACTAAGGTTTGACACACGCCACCAAGCGTCTTATCTGACTCGATTGCTGCACGCACACTTGTAGCACCAGAATAAGAAAGGTATCCATCCAATGTAGCGAAGGCTGTACGGTCTGTGTACCTGCCTACAAGCACCGTGATAGTCCAATCCATTGTGACATCACCACCACCCATCGCCTTATGAAATGTCACTGTGTTCAATATTGGAAACGCTAAAGGCGTGTTCAGTTGTTCAGGTTGGTATGCGCTTGTGCGTAGTCCTGTGATCGTAGAAAGATTTGTTGCTAACCCTGTAGCGACTTGTGTAACGGTGGCTGGCATTACGCAAGACCAAACACAACGAACGGTGACAACAGATCACGCACATCAGGATCAACAGCACGCACCGTAATCGCCATATCAGCAAAACCTACAACACCTAACGCAGCGTTCAGGCGTGCGAACTGGCGCATAGAAAGTAAAACGCAGGCTTCACGAACATCATCAGGAATAGAGTTCCAACCCCATTCAGTTGTGCATTGAACAGTTGGAAAAGATGGTGTGACTTCTAAAGAAAAAGTTTGTCCACCTACCATCCTTGCCTGACGATACGGTCTGCTACGCAAAGGTGCGTCAGTAGGTTCAAGAATATAATCTGTTCCTTGTACCAAAGTTGTTGCATAAGTACCGTTAGCAGCCGTATCCAATTTGATCGTAATAGTTGTGTTTGGTACATCAGCAGGGAAACGAACCAAAAACTGATCGTAAGGATAAATCGGTATCGCTGTGCTGGATGTCTTGTAAAACCATCTGCCACAGTAACCATCGATACGCCGTGACGCACCTTCAATAGCGTTCTCTATGAGCGTGTCATCAACAGAATCTGTAACTCGTAACGCTGCTTTTACTTCTGCGAGAGTGCAATAACCATTTGTAATAGCCACAATTATCCTTTACGCTTTTTTGTTGCTTTCACTACAGCACGCTCAACGAATGGTTCTAAAGCTGCTGTTTCAATTTCTGTTTCAACCATATATTTGTGATCAAAATCTAGTTCACGCAACGCA